GATGAAAATATAAGAAAAATAATGATTTTAGATTTAGAGTTACCAAAAGATTATTGGTATACAATCATTTCCGATGAAATTAAAGAGAATGAAGATATACAAGATTATTTTATAGGAGTATTTTCTATAAAAAAACCACTATTAAATTTATTTAAAAAGGAGAGTTTTGAAATGGAAAAAAATTTAAAAGAGAAGGATGGAAAAAAATTTCAAAATGCAATGAGAAATTTAGGAATTAATATAGATATAATTAATAAAAAATATAATAATAATATAGAATTTTTGTTAAATGATAATGATGATCAAGTGATTCGATTTATTGATTTATTTGGATGTTTCTATAATCAAGATATTTGGAGATTATTATATATTTATAAAGATTATTTAATATATAAAAAAAGAAATAATATTAGTTTTATAGATTATCAAAATAAAATATTTATATGGAATAATAATTGGATGTTTTATCCAATTGAATCGATTGAAAATATAAAAGAATTAGAAATTACAATTGATTTTACAACTAATCATGATAATCATACATTTATAGCAAATGGATTTATAACTCATAATTCAGCAGGTATAGTAAAAAATTTATCAATCACTACACATATTAGTACAAGAGTTTGTCCTATTTTTGTCAAGATTATTTTAGAAGAATTTAAAGATATTCTATTTAATTTTAATCAATTTAAAAAGATGGATAATTATTATAAGATATTTTTGGATGGAACTTGGATTGGAATATGTGAAAATAAAAATGTATATGATAAAATTAAGAAATATAAAGAGAATAATAGATTTTCACAATTAGTATCTGTATCAATAAATGATTTAGAAAAGGAAATATTAATATTTTGTGATGAAGGTAGAATGTTGAGACCATTATTAAATGGAAATAAATTTCCATCAATAGATGTAATTAAATCAAAAAATATTGATGAATTGATTAGAGAAAATTATATTATATTGGTAGATTCTTATGAGATTGAAAATAATGTAATAGCAATGACAAGAAATGAATTTTTAGAAAAGAAAATTAAATATACATTATGTGAAATACATCCATCATTAATTAATGGTCTATGTATTAGTTTAATTCCATATCCAGATCATACTCAAGCTCCTCGTTTAACTTATCATGCATCTATGGGAAAACAAGCTATTGGATATTATGCAACAACTTGTCATGAAAGAGTTGATACATTATCTTATATTTTACAATATCCAGAAAGACCTTTGATTGATACTCATATAAGTCGATTTGTAGGATGTGATAAAATGGCTACTGGAATGAATTTAATTGTTGCAGTTGCAATGTATACTGGATTTAATCAAGAGGATTCGGTTATAATGAATAAATCAGCGATTGATAGAGGATTAATGCGATCATTTAGTTTTAGAACAATTCATATTGAAGAAAGAAAAAGATCAACAAATTATACAGAAATGATATTATTACCACCTGATAATATTAGAAGTAAAAGTTATAATTATAATAAATTAAATTCTAATGGTATTGTAAAATGTGGTGTTTTTGTAGGACCATCTGATGTTATTGTAGGTAGAATGCAGACAAAAAGTCATAAAAGTGGTGGTGAAGATAAAATGGATACCAGTGTTGTTATTAAAACTGGGGAAGAAGGTTATGTAGATCGAATATATATTTCAAATTCACCTGATGGATATAAAATTGTAAAGATTAAAATTAGAACAATGAAAATACCTGAAATTGGTGATAAAGTATCCTCAAGAAGTGCACAAAAAGGTATTATTGGTATGATTTATAATCAAGAAGATATGCCTTTTTGTTGTAATAATGGATTAGTACCCGATTTAATTATTAATCCTTTATGTTTACCCAGTAGAATGACGATTAATCAAATTATTGAATGTATTGGTGCTAAATCATCTGCTTTTGATGGTAAAAAAAGATTTTGTACTCCATTTTCCAGTCATAGTACTTGTGTATTAGATACTTTAATTGAAAATTTAGAGGATAATGGTTTTAGAAAAGATGGTAGAGAAACTATGTGTAATGGATTTTCTGGTGAAATGTTTCAAGCTGATATTTTTATTGGACCTACTTACTATCATAGATTGAAACATTTAGTTAGTAATAAAATTCATGCCAGAAATCATGGTTCTTTACAAGCTTTAACAAGACAACCTGTTGAAGGTAGATCAAGAGATGGTGGATTACGTTTTGGTGAAATGGAAAGAGATTGTATGATTTCTCATGGTGTTTCACGATTTTTAACTGAACGATTATTTGATATGTCTGATTCTTTTGATATTCCTGTTTGTCAACAATGTGGTGCTATTCCTCATTGTTTAGATATATGTAATATTTGTGAATCTACTCAAATTAAAAAGATTTTAATTCCTTATGCTTGTAAATTATTATTTCAAGAATTAATGGCTATGAATATTAAAATTAATTTATTTCCTGAAAAAGATTAATTATTATATTTTTTTCTATTATTTTTTAATATATATTCTATATATTAGAGATCATATATTAAAAATGATTAGTGATAGTGAATATGATTTAAAATGGAAAACAGATTTTTTAGATGCTCATAATACTATTAGAAAATCTTTATCTTTATCTTTATTAATCTGGGATGATCAATTAGAAAAAGATACTTTAATACATGTACATAAAATGATGGATTCCAAACAATTTTTTCATATGATTTCTTTACCTTTTTTACAAAATATTGCTTTCGGAAAAAAAAATTTAGTTGAAAAACCCCATAAATCTATCGATTTATGGATGACTGATAATCATAAATTACCTATTATTAATCCTAATACTAAAAAAATTGGTGCAAGTTATTCTAGAAATTCTAATAATGATGTTTATATATCTTGTAATTATTTTTTAGAAATATGATTTAAAAAAAAAAATTTTAAATATTAAAAAAAAAATATGAGTAGTTTATTATTTCTTGAATCAAGAGATTTCTCTTTACGTTCAGGTGATAAAGGACAAGTTTTATATCTTACTTATCAACCAAGAGGACTCACATTAGTTCTCTTTTATTCTACTGATTGTCCTTATTGTGACTCTTTAATTGTGCAATTTAAACAATTACCTTCACATATGAATGGATGTACGTTTGCTATGGTTAATGTTGGTAAATATCATTCTATCGTTGAAATGTCACAATCTACTATTATTCCTTTAAGTTATGTGCCGGATATTATTTTATTTGTTAACGGTTATCCATATATAAGATATGAAGGAAATAATGATATTTCTTCTATTTTAAATTTTTTATTGGAAGTTAATAAGAATATTAAAAATTTAAGTTTTATAGAAAATAAAAATAATCAACAACAACCATCACAATATAATCAATCACAACAACCATCACAATATAATCAATCACAACAACCATCACAATATAATCAATCACAACAACCATCACAATATAATCAATCACAACCACCATCACAATATAATCAATCACAACAACCATCACAATATAATCAATCACAACAACCATCACAATATAATCAACAACAACAATTACAAATTCAACAACCTTCTCAACAATTTATTCCTGAATATACTATAGGTATACCATTATATGGAGAAAGAAAGAAAGATAAAGTATGTTATTTAAATTTTAATAGTGCTTATGTGAAGGTAAATTAGATAATAATAATATTTTTTTATTTTCTTTTTCTATGGTATCATTTGATTTATCATTTAATATATTAAAATTATGAAAAATACTTTCATAAAAACATGAATAAAAATTTTTTAAATTAAAATTACAATTATTAATAAAATATAATTTTTCAAATAAATCTTTGTCTGGAAATCCACAATAAGATAATTCATAATTATTAAAATTATATGGTTTTAAAAATAATTCTCTTACTCTATTATGATTTAAACATGATATATCTATTTTTGGATAATTATCTATTATATTATCAATTGATTTAATATTAGAAATCATTTTATATGCTTTTTCTGGCCCTATTCTAAATAAATTATTATTATAATCGGTTCCACATAATATACAAAAATCTAACCATTGTTCATAAGTAAATTTTAATGTATTTAAAACCTCTTCTAAATCTATTTCTAAACAAGTATGTTTTGAATAATCTAAACGATGTAACATTAATGGACTACCATATGCTAATACATCTGTATCTTCTGTTAATACTGCAGATACATATCCTTGTTTTGCTAAAGCAGCACATGTAGCTTCGGCTTCACTTTCTGCATCTATAAAAGGAATATTACAAGCTTTAAAAAAATCTTTAGTCAAGAGAAAATCTTCTGAACGAATTGATAATAAAGTATTTTCTAATTTTAAAATTTCTTTTTCAATTTTTTCTCGATGTAATTTGGTTTCTTCATATATTTTATCAATAAATTGATAGAATGCAGTATATTCTGGATTTGAATCTTTCATATTATCAATCATTGTTAAAGTAATTGATTCTTTTTCTGGAATTAATGTTAATAATAATTCCCATCCTTTTCTAATCATTTCTACTCTTAATTTAGATTTTTCTCTAGATTCAACTCTATGTTTTCTTTCTTTATCTTTTTCAGGTGGTGCTTTTGTATCATAAACAAATACAAAATGAATTTCATTATATCTTAATGTGCTTATTAATTGTAAAAAAGCATCAAGATAATTAGATCCATAACTTGTTTTAAATTTACACATAAATATACTGGTATCAATAGCAATTTTTTTAAATGCATATTTTGATAATGGTACTGTAACATATACATTTGGACATGTTTTTTTTAGAAATTGATGTAAACCTTTAATACCCATTCATTAATATATTTTATTATTATTTTTATTTTATTATATTAGTAATATTTATAATCATAATTTTATAAAATGTTTTTCAATTATTTTATAAAATGTTTTTCCAATTATTTTATAAAATGTTTTTCAATTTTATAAACATTTTATAAACATCTTTTATTAATTTTTTTTTTTCTTAATAATTATATTTTCTTAATTTACCACCAATATCCACCACAACTTCCACATCCACCACAACTTCCACATCCACCACAACTTCCACATCCATTCCAATTATAATAATAAGGCCAACTTACCCAAGTAGGAACAGTATTATTACAACAAGAACCATAACCATAATAATAATAATTATTTCCGCAACACATTATATATCACTTCTAATTATAACAAAGATATTATTTTTTTTTTATTAATTTTAAAAAAAATTTTAATTAAAATATAGTTCATAGTAGATTTTATTATAAAAAATAATTTTATATAAATAATCATCTTTTTCAATACTAACTTTTTTAATTAATTTATCATCAATATATTCTATAATTTCATTTATAAAATTAAATTGATTAAAATATTCAATAATAGAAAGAGAAGAAATATATTGATTTGTTCCAATAATCCAGAATTCAGGACAAACACCTATAATTAAATCAATTCCATTACAAAATAATTTACTATAAAATGTAGATTCTCTTAAATAAATTTGTGAATTTGTAAAATTAATGATATATAAACCGGGATTAAAAAATTTAGGAATATTATTTAATAATTTAATATTGTTATCAATAAAAGTAGATTTTAATAAAATGGGTTCAAAGAGAGAAGTATAATGATTCGTAGTACCTTGTTTAATATAAATATGAAAAGAATTACCATAATCTAAAAAATTAACGGATTCAATTCTTCTATAAGGATATTTTAATCTTTTTTCCATAAAACGAGTATAAGGTATAGGTCCGGTAATATGTAATACATCCTCTTTTCCTCTAAAAATTTTATTCGATTTTAAAATATTTTGACAAATATAGAAAAGAAATAGACCCATATTTTCATCTTTTTTTGAAAAATTAAAAACCAATTTTGATATTCACCTCTTTCATTTTTTAAAACATGTCTTTGATGAGGAAAATTATGCCAATAAGAGACGACACCTATATCATTTTTAAAATCAATCCATTTTTCCAAGGGTTCAAGAATTTTAATTTTCATATCTAAATAAATACCACCTTCTAAATAAATAATTAAATATCTAAATAAATCGGCTCTTGCTGGACCATATTTTGGATTAATTTTATAATAAGCATTTGAAATAAAAGATGAAATAATATTTTTATTATTTTCTAATATATTATCAATATCTTTGTCTGTATAAAATTTAAATATAAAATTTGGATTTAATTTTTTATTATGTTCAATTATATTTATATATTCAATAGGTAAATCATTATTATACCATGTTTGATGAATAATTTTTGGAATCATTTTTATAAATCATCAAGATTAATATTTTCTTCTTCATCATTATTTTCTTCTAGAATGGATATATTATATTCTGTATCTACGTTATTTCCTTTTATATTTTCTAATGAAAAATGACCTATATTTTCTAAATATTCGGCTTCTTCTTTTGTATATTTATGTATAATATCTTTTTTATCCATTTCAAAATCTCTATCTGATATTAAAACAACATCTCCTATATTAATCCAAATTCTTCTTTTAAATTTTCCTCTAATATGAGCAGTTTTTAATGATTTATCAGAGCAAATTACTTGACATCTCATATCTCCCAACATTTTTTCGACCAATGCATATTCTTGTCCAGTTTCTCTTAATATAATTTCTCGTTTAGAATAATCGGATGGGGTTCTTGCACCACGTTTTTTATTCTTTCCTCCTCTAATATTCTTTGTCATTTTCTGTTTACAAAATACAAATATTTATTATTATTTATTAATTAAATAATAATATTCAGTTTTTATAAATTAAATATATATATATAATGT